CGGCCTGGAGCATCTCGAAGATGCCGGAGTACTGGTCGCCATAGTGCATCTCGAACGGCAGGTTGCCGGCGGCGTCGGTAGCCACGCGGACGATGTCCTGGATGTTGCCGTCGCTGCGCAGGATCGCCGATTGCACCGTGCGGAAGTTCGGCTTGAAGTTCTGCGACGTCAGCAGCAGCGTGCGCCAGCCAGACAGCGTGAAGACGTCGGTGTTGACCGGAATTCCGGCCATCGTTTGCAACGTCGTGATCAGCGTCGCAGTCTGCGTGACGATGGTATACGACTGATTGCGCAGCGCGGCTGTAGTGGTGCCAGCGCCGAACGTGATCGTGGCGAGGTTGAAGGAGTTCGCGACCGCCGGCGTCGCTCCGGCCGTCGTGACCACCGTCGTCGTGGACCCCGTGGCAGTCGCGGTGCCCGCGACCGAGTTCGCCGACAAGAACGTGCCGCCGCGCTCCTGCGCCCACGTCGCCCGCACTCTATTGGAAGAAGACATGAGCTAGCCTCTAGGTGGCGTAGGCCACCTGCTCGTCGTAGATGAAAGGAACGGACACGTTGCGCATGAACCAGCCCTCGGCCTGTCGGCCCTTGGTGATGTTCATGGCGAAGAACTCAAGACCGCCGTACTTGAACCCGCGGAACGCCGCGTCGATGATGTCGCTGATCTGGAGGCTCAACTTATAGCCGGTTGCTATCGGGGTGAAGACCTGGATCTCGACGACGCCGGCCGTGCGAAACGTTCCCGACGCGCCTCCAGTCATCACCTGCTGCGCTTGACCCCAATTCACGACGAACCGCACCCACGCGATCGTCGGGTCGGTGATCGACGGCCGCTGATTCTCGTAGATCACGAGCGCGGCCCCGCCGAGCGGAGTCTCGACGTTCGTGATGAACCGGCTGCGGATCAAGAGGTGAGCGTCGTACTTGCTCACAGGCCACCCCCGAAGGCGCGAGCCTCTGTGGCGACGACGCGAAGGATGCCCTCTGGCGCCTGCTTGGACCAGCCGTCTTCGAGCCGCTGCGCGTACCTCGTCGGGTTCACCAGCGACAACCGGCGCGAGAAGCGACCGAGCGCGTTGCGGGCGCCGCCTGACTCCAACAATTCGGCGACTTGCTGCTGGATCCTGGCCTGAGCCGCGCTGCCGCCGATGTCGTCGACCCCGTCTCGCTCGACGGCGACCGCGCCCTCAGGAACGACGTTCCAGTTGTAGATGAAGTGACCCGTCTTGTACGGAGACAGTTGGATGGCGCGAATTCCGAGGCGAATCGTGAACTTCGTCAAGACGTCGAGAGCAATGCCCGGCGCCTTCACGTTCGCCCACTCGCGAATGCGAGCTGCGAAAACCGCGGGGTCCTTCGTCGAGGCCATCAGGGAGCGACCCTCCCTCGCGCGTGAAGTTCGAGGAGATACCCGGGAGTGTTCGTCCCGGTCTGAATCGCCTTCGCCTTCGTCACCGTCCAGAGACCACCGTTGATCGTGATCAAGTCGGCTTGCATGACGCTGCTGATGTTCAAGAACATCTTGGCCGTGTAGGAATTGTCGCCGGCGTCGATCACGTCGTAGAGCGGCGTGCATCTAACTCCGGCCGTCGTCGTCGTGACCTCGGTCACCGGAGTTCCGTCGCCTCCCATCGCTCCGGGCGTGATCCTCTGGTGCGTGCACGTCATCCCGCTCAAACTGTCGAGTAGAGCAGGAACTTGAACCGCCCAATAGTCATCGAGGTCAGTCATACGCGAAGCAGAGTGTCCCTGGCGCTCGTGTCAAGAATGTAGGACAAGACACGAATCGCCAGCGTGTAGAAGGGCTGCGTCCCCTTGACTCCGGCGTACGTCTTCGAGCTGGACAACGGACCAGGAAGCGTTCCGCTCTCGCTGCGAATGCCAGGATTACCGTCAAGGACGTTCTTCACGAGACTGTTGCCGTTGGCAACTTCAAGAGCAAACAGTGCAGTAGCCTCAAGTAGCGACGGATGCAGTTCTACTGACTGCCACCCGTAGCCCTCGGTGTCGACGACTCCGGTACGCGGCCACAAGAGTGACTGAGCCTTTGACAACTTGCGCCCAACGTAGGTGAACGTCGCGTCCACGAACCGCGTCGCCTCACGGATCGCCTGTTCTTTCGCACCCTGGGACAAGTTGAACCAAGACGTTGGTGCCCCGAAGTCATTGAAGTACGCGTCCGCGTAGGCGACTGAGCAGTATGCGTTGGCATTCGTGAGCCCGGCGCCGGTCTCTACTTGGAACACGGTGTTCACCCAGATGTTGTAGACGTACGCGTTGGTCGTGACGTACGTCGAGAAGTTGCTGCGCGTGAGCGATACTCCGCCGATGGTCCCGTTGCGGAACATCACGTCGTGCGGAGTGTTCGTCGCGTCCTTGCCTAGTATGGTTGACAGCACGCTCGGCGTATTCGTGAGCGTGAACCCGTCGATCACGAAGTCCTTGATCTGACCATTGGCAGACGCTTGCGTGCCATAGGGGTACAGCAAGTTCTGCAAGTCGACGAACTTGCAGGCCATTGGCCCCTCGACGCGGATGTTGGTGAACGAGACGCTACTGCGACCCTTTCCAGAGTCAGTTGGCCCCCCGTCGGTCCAGCTCCCAATGATGCTGCCAAAGTGCGAGATCCCGTCGTTCATCGCAATAGTGCGGATGATCACGTTCGAGATCGTGGTCCGGAATCCTGGCGAGAACGCGTCGGTCCAGTAGCCGAGCCTGAACACCGCATTCTCCTGGTGCACTGCGACGAAGTCGTCAACTGTGACGTTCGCTCCGTTCTCCAGGAGGTTGAGGTTGTCGTCGTCCTCAATCATCCGAATGCGCGTGATCGAGCTAGTCTCGCCCTGCGAGTAGTCGTACCCGGGAGTGATGCTCCCAGTTCCACCGATCCACGGGACGACGCCGCGCACGCGGTCGATCACCGACGGCCCGAAGAATACGTCGAACAGCCCAGGGTCGATGATCGTGATTTGACGGACCACGTTGTTCGACGTCTGGAAGTACGACGGCACGAACGTCGAGTCGGCACCGAGGATCGCGCAGTATAGGACTCCGGTGGCGAACGGCATCGAGGAGACGGCCGTCGCTCCCCCGCGCAGCGTGAACGTGTCCGCGTTGCTACTCGCGGCCGGGAACGCCTCATGGTTGATGACGGTCGCGGTCTGCGTGCTGATCTTGCGCGTCAGACCGACGTTGACCCCTGACGTCATCGTGATCGTCCCGTCCGCCCAATATCCGTTGGAGAACTTGGTGCCTAGCCCGACCGAGTTCGTCACCGTCGACGATCCGGCGCCAACGACCGCGCCTGTCGTGCTGGTGATGAGGTCGCCGCTCAGGTACCCGGGGCCGTCGACGACTGTGTTGCTCGACGACCGCTCGTCAAAGTTGCCGGTGACCCATGCGCCGCGCTTGAGGTAGACGCTACCCCCGGTGGCGATTGGGAACGGCTGCACCGCGAGCAGCCACACGCCGGGATTGAACACGAGCACCTGACCAGCACTGACGCTGGTCTGCGAGCCGTCGTAGATCACCTGCGTGCCGACGATCGGGTTAGCGAGCGTCTGCGCGTCGATGACGAATCGATGAACCGCGTCGCCGTTGATCGTGACCTCGACCCACGTGTCGGGCGGCATCGTCACCTGGAGGTTGCCGCCGACGATCGACGCCACGACTCCGATGACCGCGGGGAAGATCGTGTAGCCAGTGACCGGCCCGGAGACGAGCGTGATCACGACGGTCTGGATCGCGTCGCTGCCGTACTTGATCTCGCTGTGGTCGACGCGGGTGTTGCCGGCCCACGCAGTCGTCTGCCCGTCGCAGATCTTGCTGCGCCCCCAGACGAACGACGGCTGGCCACCGACGGTCGCCGTGAACCTCGTGCTGCCTTTCTGGTCTGGCGTGATCGTCCACGCATCACCTACGTTCGGCGATCCTGGCAGCGGACCGTACGGCGCCACGGACGTCCCTGACTCCAGCGTCGATACCGCCGCCGCCTGCGACTTGATCGACCTTGCCTGTCCAGACTGCGGGCCTGACGTGAGCCTGACGGTGGAGCCGGTCCACGCGTTCGCCGCGGCGCCGGTCGTGTGCAGCGACGTCGCGGAGTTGCCGCCGCCGAGCGTCCCGCTGATGCCGTTCCAGACTTCGAGCGTCACTGTGCCCCGTCCTAGTTAGACCGCAAAGGGTCGCCGACCCGTAAAGATCGGCGACCCACCCACACTCAGGAGGCCTCAGCTAGATCAGCCGAGGAGACGGGCACCCAGCTCACGCCGGATGACGGCTGCACCGTAGAGCATGTCGAAGCTCCAGCGCGTCCGCTTGAACTCTCGCGTGATCTCGAGCCGCAGCGTCAGACCGCTGATCGGGTCCTGCGCCACAGCGCTCACGTTGCCCATGCCCTCGGGGGCAGGCAGCATCGGACGGGTTGCGAAGGCGATCGCGTCACGGTGGAACGCGAGGTTGACGTCGTGCGACACCACCACGACCACGGGGTCCGCGGCGGTGAACGTGCCGATCAGCATCGGGTAGACAGGGATCGAAGCGTTCGAGCCCGCGGTGATCGTGGTGTTGGCAGTGACCACGTACTGCTGAGTAGAGGTGTTCGCGAAGGAGATGATGTCGCCCTCGATGAACACCATGTTGTTCGCCGCGGCCTTTGCCAGCGAGATCGCGAACGTCGGAGTCGCGGCCGTGAAGACCTGCGTGCCGTTGACCGTCAACGCGCCACCAGTCGCGCCGGCAGTCGTGTGGCGCGGCATGTTCTGGTTCATCCACCACTGGAAGCCCAACTTGCGGTTGAGCATGCCGTTGTTGATGACGTCGAACGAGCCCGTGTAGTTGCCGTTCGCAAACTCGGGCAGCACGAGAGCGGCGCCCTCGGCGTCCGGGTTGAGCATCACGTGACGTGGCTCCAACGGAGCCAGCGTCTTGTTGAGCAACTTGCGGAGGCCAGCGGCATCCTTGACGCCCGGCGTGCCGAATGGCACGGTGCCAGCGGTGCCTTGACAGCTGTAGAACTTCTTGTAGAAGCTCAGGATGTAGTTGTCAATCTGGTTGACGAGGGCCTTGATGGCCTCTTGCGCCTGCATCGGCACAGTGCCAGCCCAGACCTCCTGGAGCTCCTTGTCCGTCAGGTAGAACGGAGCCTCATACCACTGATCGAGGACGACCGTGGTCGTGGCCAGCTGCATGTCCGTGGTCGACGGCGGAGTGTTGGCCGCGGTGACCGCCACCGCCGTGATGGACGACGGAACGGGGACGTCGATCGTCGAGCCCTGTCGGCCGGCGATCATGTCAGAGTAGGAGAGGACCAGTCGCGGGGTTACCGCATTCTGGCGAAGGGACACCAAAGCGCTCGCAAGCAGCTTCGGCACGAGAGTGGAATAAGTCTGCGTCACAAGAGGATCACCTCAGAACGGGAAGGAGGAAGGACGACACCGAGCGTCAAACCTCCCCCGGAGGTGGCCCCGACCCACCGGGCCGGCGCGCTAGCTCGCGAACACAAACTAGTGTTGACCTTCGCTTTAGACCCCACCGGGGCGGCGTCACCTCCACCGGAGGCTTCGCACTAGCTCAATCAACGACACATATTCTACCGCGACACGGATTCTGTGTGCTCGGTTTTTGCGAGCCAGTCCGCGAGCCTCTTCTTCGCAGGTTCTGGATCGAGACCTCCAAACCTAACGAGCATGGCTTCGACTTTCTTCGTGGAGATCGGCTTCTGCGTTCGCTCTCCGCGAGTCCTGTCGCGAATGCACGAGTACGCGAGGAGCGACGCTCGGGACTCCTCAGCGATGTCGGAGTCGCGGTGACAAGTGATCGAACACCACTGCGTCTCCAGATCGGCGATCCAGCCCTGACGCTCCTTGATGAGTCCGTCCATCTCGCCTTCCTTGTTCTCGACCTTCGCGATCCACCCGCGCAGCCCCTTGATCTTGGAGCGGAACTTGGCGGACATCTGCGAGATGATGCGAGCCTCAGCGGTGAGAGACTTGATCTTGACCTTCAACGCGACGCGGCGGTCCATGGAATTCCTCGGGGTAAACGAAAACGCGACCCTCCTCCGGCCTACGAGGCAAGAGAAGGGTCGCGCCAGATGGAGACTGACCAACCAAACGAGCAGACTGACCAGACTTGAGCTCCGGCTGGGAGTCGAACCCAGGAAGACGCGGGTCATTACTCCGCGACCGCGACCACTCGCTCTGGAGCGGGATGGGCTAATGCATCGCTAGCACCTGACGATGACGCCTGGAGTGTGACCGGATCCGTCTCCGATGGAACCGCCGGGCGGAGGCCAAGTACCAACAGAGGTTGGAGGCTTCTCGTGTATCTTATCCAGCACCGGCTTCGTACCCGGCCTCTCGGCCTCGATCGCGGGGTCGATACTGTGGACGAAGACCAGGGCGAGGTGCTGCTTGACGATGGCGACCTGCTCGGCCGTCATGTCGAGCGGGATCGTCCGGAGCTCCAAGTAACCCTGAAGCCAGAAGCAGAAATCGCGCGGCGTCATAGCTTCCCTGTCTTGATGTCCGTCTCGGCCATCTTCATCTCGACCCACTGCGAGAAGCAGTGAGGCCAGCAGAGCAACGGCCCCGAGGCGAGCCACTGCTCTTGGTCGTCGTGCATCTCCCACGCGACCTCGTCGTCTAAGTTCAAGCACTCAGTCATGCAAGACGAGCGACCACTGCCAAAGACCATGCGGTTAGGAATCACCCACCGGCGACCCTCTGTACCGGCGGGCTTGTCGCAACCGCACATCGTGCACGGCCTGTTGTCGCTCACGACGGTGGCATCCACTTGTCTCCGGTCGGGGAGATCGCTGCGTCGGCGACGAGTTGCGACCGGATCGCGAGCGCCTTCGCGTTCGCCGGATCGTGCTTCAGCACGAGGAACGG